AATCTTCATACGGTACTGGTTAATAACAATACCTAGAATTGGACGCTCATCCTCAACAAGGCTACGCTTCATTGCTGAGCCGGCTTTACGGAAGAACTTGTTTGTAATTAATGCTCCACGACCAACTGTTAGTTCATCCATGTTCTTTTCTGCTTCTGGACTTGGGACTAAAGCAGGCAGTGAGTCAATAACAATTGCATCAACTGACTTTGATTCGGCAAATGCAAGAACTGCATCGTAAGCTTCTTCCATAATATTGGTTTCAATAACAATTACACGGCTGGCATCTACCCCGCACATTTCTGCGTACTCGGGCACCCATTGCTCTGCTGCAACCCATACAGTGGTGTACTCTGGGTTAACTGCCTGGTTAGCTGCAATTGTTTTAAGTGCGATAGCTGTTTTTCCGTGACTTGCTTCACCAATTAGTTCGTTCCACTGATTAGCAGGGAATCCTCCACCAAGAACATAGTCAAAGGTAGTAGAGCCGGTAGTGACTCTAGGAATAAGGTCTGCACGAATATTTTCGCCAATAACTACAGTATTTTCACCAAACTTTTTGTTTAGTTGTGCGAGTACTTTTAATGCTTCTGGGTTAATCACGGGCTGTCTCCAAAACTTCATAAATTGATATCCATACTGGACCATCTGGTGTCATTTTCCACCATCCGGCTTGGTTGTTGTGAATCTGTATAATGTTGTCGTTTAGTAATGCTTCAGTTATTGTTTCACGCATAGTTAAAAATACTTGTTCTTTTATTAGTTCAATTTGTGAAGATTCCATTATTGTCCTATTCTTCCTATAATTCCTTGTGGATTCCAGTTACTTGTTCCGTCATTTCCTGTGGCTTGTTTTGTCGCACCTTCAACATGCGCACCAGCGAGCGAACCCCAACGCGACCCCGACTGCTGAATGGGATACCCACAGTCGTAACAACGTGGTGCTGCATTCTGAATAGAAAAGAAGTTGCCCGACCCGCAGTCAGGACACGTAGCAGTCTGTTTAGAACTCTGCGCTTTTTCCGCTGGATTTGCCGGTTGTTGAAACTGGGGCATCATCGCCATTGGCTGTTGAGAAGGAGGCATCGGTGGAGTTGGGTCAGGACGCCCCTGCTGTACTGGTTGTTGCTGGCCTAGCTTTTTGGCCCACCAATCTGCACTATTCATCTTTTTTCCTATTCTTCGGGAGTTTTAACAATCCTAAGTCTACCAGTTGAGATACCGAACCCACAAGTGCGGAGATTGCAATCTGCTCCATTAGTTTACGGCTTTCTATCCACATTTCATCAGAAAGACTTTGGAGTTCTGGAGGAAGGTTGCTTTTTTGGTATTCAATTGAACCTTCTGCTAAAGCATGGGCATGTGCATATAAAAGAGGTATTAAATGACTAATTCTTTCAACTCTTTTGTCACTTTCCTCTTCTTCTCTTTCTGCTAACTCATCGCTTATTTTCCCACAACCTAGAATAACACTCAGCTCATGGGCATTTTGAACTTGAGAATCTAATATAAATTCCCTAAGTTTTGCAGAAACATCATTAATGGTCCAGACCTTAGACTTCTTTTTTTTCTTTCCCATTACTTTGCCTGTCCCCACTTATCAACAATTTGTACATCCGCAATTAGGGGCACAATAATCTCCTTTAGTTGTATTCCTTCCATGGAAATGCGAATTGCCTCGGCAACTTCATCCGCACGGTCTTCTGGTGTAATAGTAACAAGTTCATCGTGAACAGTCAATATTACATTAATATCAGGCTCATTTATAAAACAGGAGTGAGCACGTACTAGAGCTAGTTTCATTATGTCTGCAGCTGAGCCCTGAATAACTGTGTTGAATGCTTGACGTTCTGCACGTGCTAGCAAACCGGTGTCTCTCTGTAATAAATCTGGAATATAACGACGACGACCAAAGATGGTCTCTACAAATGGAACTGGTCCAGACCCTTTGGCTAAACGAACGACTTTTCCTTTGTATTTTGCAATTGAAGAAAACTTGGCTTCAAAGTCACGAAGAAGTTGCTTTGCCTCATTTACGGAACATCCAATAGAGGTAGCAATCTTATCGGGTCCAACACCATATGAGATGGCTAGAACAAGAACCTTACCAGCTTTGCGGTCTACACCCATAGTGTCACCAATAGTGGTGTAAATATCTTTGCCAGTCAAGTAATTATCTACCAACAATTGGTCTTGGCTAAAGGATGCAATTACCCTGGGCTCAATCTGTGAGTAATCTGCTACAACCAACTTGTGGCCTGGAGGAGCTACAAATAGATTACGAACCAGCTTACCGTAATCCCCTGAAGAAGGGATGTTCTGTAGATTAGGCTCAGAAGAGCTAAAACGGCCTGTCTCAGCCCCGTGAGATTTAAAATTAGTATGGACCCGGCCATTAATTAAAAGGCTCTTGCGCTCAGTTACAGTCTTTTTACCGTTAGTTTCACGCTCTACAGTTCCTCCAGCATAAGGAGTTACGTAAGTAGTCATAAGCTTGTTCAGGTCTTGATACTCCAAAAGAGCATCAACCAACTCGTCTTTACCACGATAGTATTCCAAAGCATCTGCTGATACTGAAAAATGTGCAGAAGTCAGCTCTTGTCCTGCACGCTGTGCTTCAACACCTTTAGTTGTTAACACATTTTTAAATTTTGGATTAGGCGTTATCCTAGGAGATTTGCCGTCTTCTGCTGTAAATAAGAGCTTTTGTTTTGCTGGAACAGAGTTGATAGCAAAAGCTTCACCTGCAATTTTAAAGGCCTTAGCCTTTGCAGCCTCTTTGTCGCGTTGAATTTGTTCCGCGAGTTCTTCCAAAGTTTCAGTGTCAATATATGCACCAGTCAATTCCATATCGCACAATGCAGCAGTAACATCCATCTCCAGCTTCCAAACTTTAGATAGATTGCCTGTAATTTTAGGTGCTAAAGATTTATATAGTTTCCAGGTTAAATCTGCGTCAATACCAGAATAGTTAGCAACATCGCTAAAAGAATGTAAAGCGACATTTTCACCAATACCTTTATCCATGTCTATGCCCAGTTCACGCTTGACTGAGTCCTTCAAATTCAAATTATTTTTTACAAGATTGTTAATAACAAAGCCTGCAGTCAAAGTATCAAAGAATGGTTTTGATGGAACTTTTCCTTTGTAGTACTTAGCAATTGATTTTAAATCAAACTTAACATTGTGGCCAATTTTTAGTTTGTCGCTAAACATCAGTGGCTCAATTGCTTTGAAAACAACTGCTGGAGTCAGCTGTTCTGGTGCCTCACCAAATTTAGGAGTCCATTTACGTTCATCTTTTGAGTAGTGCGAATCTAATACTGGCTTACCTTCTGCAAGACGACGTTGGCCAGCAAGTAACAGGGGCTTATCGTACCCGGTAAGTTTACCATTAGGGTGACCCATAGGTATGACATCTACTCTTCCTTCAGTTGCAAATGAAATCCAACAGACATCGTTGATGACTGGATAAAGACGGTTTTCACCGATTGTTTCAACGTCAAATGCAAATGCATCTACGCCTGAGTAGTGTTCTACAAATTCGTTTAGTTGTTCAAGTGTTGTAATAATGTTCATGTTAGCCCCATAGAGATGAAAGTGGGGAGCCGAAGTAAGAAAGGGAGAAACAGCCTTCGGCTCCCCACGGTGAGTGAGTTGATTAGGAAATGAGTTGACGTGCTATTGCAAGCATATCTTCACGTGGGGCAACGTAGACAGCCTCTGGTCCATAAGGAACAGCGTCTTCTAGCATAGCCGCGAACTCACTTGCATCCAACTCCCAGTCTTCTGCAAGGTCGGTAGCCTTTACACGGTTTACTGTGTATTGGGTGTCACGACCAGTGCCAAGACGAGATACGGCCCAGTAGTACTTAGACAATGGTCCCAACTTTGGGTCATCGTTAGCTGCCTGGAGCTGACGGGCAAGGGTAATAGGAGCGGTAAGAATCTGAACGCTTGGAATCTCGTCAGTCATTACCATCACGTTAAAAGCGAACTTTGGACGTGGGTTGTCACC